GATAAATTATCAAAGGGCACGGCGCTGTTAATTCAGCGTATCAAATGAATGCGGCTTTAAATCGCAGAAAGGACTCACCCATGTCTAAAGAAACATCTTTAGGGTACACAGATACAGCCATTAATGGCGTAACTACCCTTCCCTTTGCACGCGGTCTTCTCAATATAAAAGAAGATTTCGTCGTTAAAGAGGAAGGAGTGGCAGCTAATGGTGAGAAATTTATTTCTCTCACCAATATCACTGCTCCTGTGGACCAACCAGAGCTCGCACGAATCAGTTACAGAGACATTCCAAATATCTATAATGGAATGAAAATGGAACCTAATTTTATGGCACCCATGAAAAGTGGGAAGACCATTATATTTAGAGTTTCTGACGTTATCAGTGTTACTGATACCGAAGATCCTCTGTATCGTGTTGATGCTCCGATCTCAGCCCAGCTAGTGCTTCGTGTTCCTGATGTCAATGCGACACCAGTACATATTGAAACAATAGTTGGGAGGGTGATCAGTTTGCTTTATGACACTGGTGTCTCAACAGACACCAGGCTCAAAGGCTTACTAAGAGGCGCTATTGCACCTCCGGAACTGTAGGTGAGCGATATGGAGATATCAAAATCTACTGTATTGCTAGCTACTGCTTTTATAACGGCAGTGCTCGTCAAAGCCGTTGACGTTGTCAGCGGATTAGGCGCCCTAATTAGTTAAGGAGGTTACGATGCGTCCCTACGAGACTTTACAAGTCATTAGGCAGGCGTTCCAAAAGTTCTATGGGACATCCTGCCTTCGCAGGGATAGTAATCCTCTATCAAAGAGGGATGAGGCGACCACTTTAGAAGTTTATACTCAGTATTTACTCCTACTTGTCGACCTCGGCTACTTGCGACCCGAAGGGTTAAAGAGGACAGCACACAGGCTTGCACAAGATTTTGTGCGAGCGGATGTTCTTGTTCTCAATAATCTGTTTGCTGAGTGTGCTCAAGCTATACGCTTGAAGCACGTAAGAGGATTTAAAGCCCTCTGTTCTCAAATCTCTCCACATTTGTTCTGCCTAATCAAGCAGGACGTGGAAAGGTTAGAAAAAGACGACGTAGAAGCAGCTAAAAGACTTTTGCAAGCGTTTTGCTACACTAGTCGGCTGTCTCTGCGAGACATTGATCTGTCTCAACAGATGGTTGATGAGTTTATTAGTGTTGAGGAAAAGATTCCTCATACTTTTAATCCTCATCTGACTAACGCCCTTAATAAAATTATAAGACGTTGGTTAGGATCTTTCTTGCCAGGTGAAATCGTACCTCACCACGGCCCTGGAGCTGTAGCCAATTTAGGTCGATGCTCTGTCTTGGAGAAATACCAAGACTTGAGTACTGATCGTAGATTGGAATACGCATTCGGGAGTCCATGGTGGATCGGAAATTGCCAAGTATTATCTAGGCAATCTCAGATGCGTTTCGTCCCGAAAAGTTATAAAACTTTTCGATCGATTGGCATGGAACCTGCTACCTTGCAGTATTTTCAGCAAGGTGTGCAGCGCCTCCTGTACGATTTCGTGTCCCGAAATCGTTATCTGAATAATCATATTGGTTTTTCAGATGCGACTAGGAACCAGAAGCTTGCATGTCTGGGGTCTGCCGCGCGAAATTACGCGACGTTGGACCTTTCTCATGCTAGCGACTCAGTAGGTTACGAGCTCGTTAAGAAACTATTTCGTGGAACTTGGGTATACAGATATTTAATCTGTACCCGCTCTACGGAAACGCGTCTTAGCGACGGTACGGTCATCGAATTGAGGAAGTTTTCTACAATGGGATCAGCATTATGCTTCCCAGTGGAAACTTTCCTTTTCGCAGCCGTATGCGAACTTGTAACCCGGGCTTACAGAGTCTCCGGAGACTATAC